TTATGTAGATCCTCTAAGCAAACATGTTTATTTAGCTAATATCACCAATACCGAAACAGCTGATTATGTCCTTAAAACAAATGCTGATGGTACATATACATGGGCAGCTGGTGGCTCAGGTGGTGGTGGCGGAGATGTTAATCAAAATGCATTCTCTACTTTTTCTGTTGCTGGCCAAGACAGTATTGCAGCAGATAACCCAGAGGATTCAATTACATTTATTGCTGGTTCAAATATCACTATTTCAACCAACGCGACCAATGATGCAATTACAATTAATGCTTCTGTTCCTGGTGGAGGCGGTGGTGGCACTGATTTAAATTCTTTGGTAGGTGGAGACATTGATGTCGCCAGTGATAGTATTGGATTTATTGATGCCGATGCTAGTAATGCAAGTAAAAAGGAAAGTATTGTTGATATAGTTGCAGCCATTGCTGGCGCTAATATAACAGCAACAGCTGGTGTTCTTTCGGTTGCTGCTCCTACTAGTGCATATACTAATTCAGATGTTGATACTCATTTAAATATAAGTGCAGCAGGCACTAACGAAATTTTATCTTGGACTGGTTCTGATTACGCTTGGGTTGCTGACCAAACTGGTGGCGGCGGCGGTTCTGGTGCAGTACGTGTTTCCGAAACCGAAACTACATCCTCAATTGCAGATGGTGCTAGTGCTAGTGTCGCATATGCAACATTAGGTAAATCATTCTCATTACAAAAAGTTACTGTTGACAAGCAATGTTGGGTAAGAATATATTCTGATACAGCAGCAAGGACAGCTGATGCAAGTAGAACACAAGGTACTGACCCAGCAGATGGTTCTGGTGTTATTGCAGAATTTATTGCAACAGGCTCTGGCTCTACAGAATTTAAAATCACTCCTGCTATTTCAGGTTGGCTTGATGATAGTGAAACCGAGGTTCCAGTAGCAATACAAAATAATAGTGGTTCTGCCGGAACCGTACAATGTATAATACAAGCACTTAAATTAGAGTCTTAATATATGAGTAAGAAACTTTATAACTTAGTTCTTCAAGAAGGCACAGATGAAGCAGCCTTTATAAGTACTGAAGCAGCTGGCATGGAAGTACATGATAACTTAAGTATGTTTGACATGCTACTTTGTATGAGACTGACAGAAGATGAAGCTGCAATACTGGAATCAAGTGAAAAAGTTTTAGAAATAGGACCGGAAAGAACTGTTATTGAAACGATATCATATCCTAGCTCAACTCCAAGGTATGAAGGTCCAACCGTATCATATAGAACAAAATTCAATCCTAGTAGTGGTGCTGGTGCAGCCCATACTGGCTTAAATATGTTTTTTACAAGTGAATTTAATACAGCAGATGGAACACCACCTTTTGGATATTTTCAGGGTGCTGAATATCAATTTGATGATACTGTAAAAAGTAATTTCCTTGGTGAGTATGTTGATATAGTTGCTATTGAGGCAGGAGCTCCTCTCGCAGGTTATGCTGGAACTGAAGATCATGTTGATTTTGAAGAGTGGGATACTAACGATTCCAAATTTATTGCTATGGATTGGTCAGCTGTAAATGGTTCGGCTAGCTCAACAAGAAATAACCAGATAACAAATGGTTCTGCCAATACCTTTTCAGCTCATGCGATTGGTGTATTAAGTGCGGCCGGTGGCAAATATTGTGGTTGGGGTAAAAAATCAACTCTGAGAGTTATGTATTTGTCTGATGGTGTCGCGACAGCATACCAGACAGTTCTTGCCTGGCACAATGCTAAGTCTGTTAACGCTGAGACTGGTTTAAAAAACGCAACAATAGTTACAGGTGCTTGGGGATTTTCAGGCGTTGAACACGAACAATTTTATAAAATAGAAGATATTAAAACTTTTGTAACATATGATAAGGATACTGGTGCGTCAACAACACATACACGACCAGCAGGAACAGGTAGTGCTCAAACTATAACCTTAGTTGCATCTGCATCTGGTTCGAGTGATTATATTGTAAATGGAACTGATAGGAGCGGAACGATTTCCGGTAATGACCCGACAATTAATGCAGTTGTTGGTGATACAATTACTATGAATAACAATGCAAATGGTGCGCACCCAATGTATTTCAAGACTGCTGCCACAACAGGACAAGGTCAACAAGTTTCGGGCGCATCTGGCCAAGGCTCTGCTTCAATGTCTTGGGCCCCAGGTTCTGCCGGCACATACTATTATATTTGTGAGTATCATAGTTCAATGGTCGGTCAAATTATTGTGTCAGAATCACAACCTTCTGGTTGGGGAGACGACTACTCAGTATTCGCAGATAATCTTGCAATTCCTAGAGTTATCCTAGATACGAATGGACCAACAATTGATAAATGGATGGTTTCAATACCTGACCAAACAAGATATTCAACCTTTGATACTATAATGTCTAGTTATGCTTCAGCTGGTGGAATATATCATTTTAAATCTGCAGGTAATAATGCTCACGTAGGTGTAAGCCCAGAGGACCCAAGGCACAATAATCAAATTACTATTGAAAGTGGAAGTACATATGTTATTAATAATCCAGATAGTAATGGCTTTAACCAATTCAGTTCTGGTTCCATATCAACAGACACAAATAAATTTGTTAATAGAAATGAAATTGATGGTGGACCTAACCAATTTACAATTGCTGCATGTCAACAAGACGATGTAAATAGACTATTGGATGATTATAGCAATCGAGGCCCTATGTGCGATTTTGCTTCTTATGGTGCATTTACATGGACAAGCTATCCAACAGGCACATATTCTGATGGTCAATGGGGTTATTTTAGTGGAACAAGTTGTGCTGCGCCGGTAGCTGCAGGTTGTGCAACCGTATTTTTAGAATGGTATGTCACACAAAGAGGAGTTTGGCCAACAATGGCTCAGTTAAAAGAGTTAATGGTAAATTCAGCAAAAGAAAATTTAATAGGAGAGGATTTAATTAACTTCTCTAGTATACCAACTGCAGCAGATATATCTTCAGCAAAATTATATAGCTCATCAGAAGTGAATCGTATTAAGACTGGCGATTCCCAAAATGGTGGAGCAGATTTAACAGAATTATATGGAACACCACCATTAAGAGTTCATATTCCCTGGGCAATAAGAATGGGAACCGGCAAATATATTGCGGGTGGTGCAGAACAAACAACATACAAGAGACGACCTACATCAGGTTCGGTTTGGCCTCGAAGAAAAGTTATCTTCTCTTCTTAAAATGGAATATATGAAATGATAATAAATAAACATAACCACCCAGAAATTCAAATGAGCTAATCATGGCAGAAATATTAAGTAATAGTTTAAAAAGCGATTTAACCAGGCTATTTTTGTCTGATCTAAACAGCAATCAAGAGTTTTATATCTTCGTGAGCTCAGTAGATACTTTTGACCCTAATGATACTCTCAGATCAAAAACTGAATTTAAAGAGAAAACATTATTTGGTAAAAAAGTTGCCGATGCTGATATACATTTTTGTATTCCTTATTACCCTTGGCAGGTTGGCCAGGTATATTCAGAATATGATGATACAGTAGATTTAGTTGGTAAAAACTTTTATTCTGTCGTAGGCCCAACTCAAAATGATACGGGTGACTATAGAGTTTATAAATGTTTAGACAATAATAATAGCACAACGGTTTCAAATCCACCAAACTATAATTCAACAACGACAAATCAGATTTATAAAACAGCTGATGGATATGTATGGAAATACATGTACAGAATTACCGATTTGGAATTTGAGGCATATAATGCTCTAGGTTTTATTCCTTTAGTTGGCATGACAGCTAATAATGCAGTAATCCAACCATCTGACCAAGGCGGTTCTGTAATCTCTGATGTTATTGTAGAAAATTCAACGATTAATAATGGTTATGTTCAGGAAACTGGCACTTTGTCCGCCTCACCAACTGGTGACGAATTGGATATTAACCCTGATGGAACGCTAAGCCCAATAACAAACTATTATACTGGCCAATACGTTTATACAACAAACCCGAATGGTGTTTCAAGATTATTTAAAATCACATATTATTTCTATGATACAAATACCAATAAGGTTAAGGTAAGAGTAGGACCATGTCTATTAACTGGGTCTGCGAATCCAGGTGCTGCTGGTGTTGGTGATAGTGCATCAATTAGAATCTTTCCGGAAATTGAGATTAAAGGAGACGGAACTGGTGCAGTAGCTATTCCAAATATTGTTGATGGTCAAATTAATAATGCTATTGTAATACGACAAGGTTCTGGCTATCATAACGTCACGGCAAGAGTTGTGGATCCAATCTATGACTTTAATCCAGAAGATACTACTACAACAGATATAAGAGCTTCTGTAAGAGCAGTATTATCACCAGATGGTGGACATGGAATTAATCTGATTGATGAATTTAAATGTAAAAATCTGAGTATATATGGTTACATTTCAGCAGCAGATAATACAGTAATTGGAGACGTTAATACATACTCTGCAGTAGGAGTTGTAAGAACACCTTCATTTGCAAATACAGCACCGGATATTTTTGATAACCGAATTGCGGTGGTCACGAATGACTATGCGAAGGTTACAGCAAATAATACTATAACGCAACTTAATACCGACAACGAAATTATATTCTCTGCAAGGGTTCATGAAGTTGATGACACAGCAAACACCATTTACTTAGCAGAATATATGGGTCCATATCAGAATTATGCCAATACTGGAAATGGAGATACATCACTGGATTTAACTTTACCATTTAGAAATGAAACAGGTCAAGTAATTTCAATAAATACACCTATAGCAGATAATATTACAGTTTCAAATTACATTCAAAGGACAGGCGAAGTGTACTTTATGGAAGATTTCTTTCCACTTGCACGTACAGACCTTTCCCGAGAAGAATTTAAGTTTGTATTGGAATTTTAAGGAAAATAATTAAAGATGCCTATTAACACAAACCTCAATCAAGCTCCATATTTTGATGATTTCGATCAAGAAAATCAATATTATCGCGTTCTGTTCAAGCCAGGATTTGCGGTTCAAGCTCGTGAGCTTACTCAGCTGCAGACTACGCTTCAGGACCAAGTAGAGCAATTCGGAGACAATATATTCAAAGAAGGTAGTATTGTTAAAGGTTGTAACTTTACAGAACTTGATGATCTTCAGTTTGTAAAACTTATTGATATTGCTGGCTTTGACCCAAGAAATTATATTAGTACAAGGTCAACCGAAACTATTCTCGGGCAGACAGTAGAACTTGATTATGTTTATGAGGTCGTTGGTGGAACATCAGGGCTGACAGCAAACATTATTCAGGCTGCTCAAGGCTATCAAACAAATCCACCAGATTTAAATACATTCTTTATTAACTATACAAATACATCCACAATTTATAAACAGTTCCAATCTGGTGAAGCTTTAACTGTTAATCTTTATAAATTTAAAGTTGGCACAACCGATCCTATTCAAAACGTACCTAATGTTGCATCTTCAAGAGATGGTGTTGCCGGTCTTGCTGTAACAAGTTTATCAAACCATGTGGGTAATTCATTTGGTATCCAATCTGCTCCAGGCGTAATCTTCCAAAAGGGACATTTCCTTTTTGCAAAAGACCAAACGATTGTTGTTTCAAAATATACTAATGTGCCAAATGGCATATCAATTGGATATGAAGTCACAGAAACTCTAGTAAATAATCTACAAGATAATACATTATACGACAACGCAAACGGTTCAAATAATGAAAATGCGCCGGGCGCAGACAGACTTAAAATGACACCAAGATTGGTTGCACTGGTAACAGATGCTGGTGATACCAATTCTAATTTCTTTACTCTTGTTCGTTTCCAAAATGGAAACTCAGTTACAGTTCGTGATGTTTCCCAATATAATGTTCTTGGCGAAGAACTAGCTAGACGAACATATGAGGAATCTGGGAATTACATTTTAAGAGATTTTCCAATACAAACAGATGACAGAATTCCAGAAGGTGAAGCTACAAGTAAAGTCCATGCATTGGTAGGCCAAGGTACTGCTTATGTTAAAGGTTATAGGGTAGAAAATTCTGGTGATCGTGCATTCGCAATAGACCAAATTGCTACAACAGAACAAGTAAATGCACAATCTGTATCATTGAATTATGGTGGTTATTTAGATATCACTTCCATTCAAGGCACTGTACCACTTGATTATGCTAATGTCAATTTAAAAAATTCTGGTAATGCTACAATTGGTACTGCTACAGTACTTAATGTTACTCCAACAAGAATTTACCTAAGTGGAATTAAGCTGACTGGCAGTAATTCTGTATCGACGATCGCTAAGGTTGCAGGTTCTTCTGGTGACATTACGGTTAATGTTTCAAGACTTAAAGAGTCAAATATAAAAGCATTGATCTTTAACACAGGTTTAAAGAGTCTATTCGCAACAACAGATACATTAATACCAGTAAGGAAAACTGAGGCTGCAACTCAAACTGGAAACGCCATTACATTGACCGCTGACCCAGGCGAAGATTTTGCATGTACAAATGATGATGTTCTTGTTGTTGACAATACCAATACTTACATACCCGTAACAGCTGCTACAACATCAGTTAATAATAGTGTGTTGACCATAAGCCTAGACCCGGCTGCGTCGTCTGCGACGAATGTGACTGTGTACTATAACAAAAGATTGATAGGTTCATTAAATGGTGTAGAGCCACACAATAAAACTGCTCACGATACATTTATCAAAGTTAACTATACGCCTTCACAAGCAAAATATAGTTTAGGTTTCCCAGACGTATATAAAATTGTGAGTGTTGTTGATTCATCTGGTGAAGATTACACGAGTAGTTTCAGGTTAAAGACAAACCAAAAAGATACATATTACGATATTTCATATATGGAAAGTATTGCTGGCCGACCAGAACCTTCCGGAACTCTTACGATTAATTTAAAAGTTTTTGAGATTGAAAATTCAACTGGTGAATATTTCTTTACTATTAATAGTTATCCAAATACACTTGATAGTTTTGATATCCCAACATACCTATCTGATTCCGGAACTAGATATAATCTTAGAGAATGTTTCGACTTTAGGCCTCACCTAGCAAAAGAGATAAATGCAAGTTATACTGCTAACGCAGGATCAGCTGCTGTTATTACAACTCAGGTGGGCGCATATCCAATGACTTACTTTGGGTCCAATCCACCATTACTACCAGCTCCAGGCCAAAATATTACAACTGACATTGAATATTACTTGTCACGAGTTGATGTAATCGCTTGTGATTCTTATGGTCAAATTAATCTCATTAAAGGACAAGAGGAACGATTTGCAGTTCCACCTCGTTTGGATACTGACCAATTAGCTATTGCCAATATAACTATTCCAGGATTCCCTGCTCTGTCAAGAAGACAAGCAAATACCCAAGGCAAATATGAATACGCAATTAAGGCAAAGTCAACAGGCATTAAAGCATTCACAATGAAGGAAATGCATGAACTTGATAAGAAAATAGACAATCTTTCATATTACATTTCTCTCAACCAATTAGAATCTGAAACAGAAAATTTAACTATTACAGACGAAAATGGTTTAAACAGATTTAAAAATGGTTTCATTGTAGACCCATTTAATGATTTATCTCTTTCAAATGTGCAGGATAGTAGCTTTAATGCTGCTGTACCATTTAACCAAAAGATATTAACTCCATCGGTTAAAACATACCCACTAAATTTAAAATATAAAACTGCTACAGGGTCGTCAATCTTTCCATCAACAAGTTTACCAAAGGCTGCAACAATAGCTAGGGATTCGAATGTTGATATTATTAAACAACCTTATGCATCTAATTTTAGAAACTGTGTAAGTAATTTCTACAAATATGAAGGCGATGGTGCTATCTCACCCCCGTATGATGCTGTTTATGATACTACAACAAACCCGGCAACTATAGATATTGACCTTGTTACGCCATTCGAAGAATTCCTTGACACTATTCAAGAATTCTTACCGATGACTGATACCACTCAAACAACTAATTTTGCTGCTGAAGGTAGGCGTGGTGCAGGAGTAGAAACAACAACGACCACAACAAGATCAAGTGAAATTGAAATTACTGGTGGTAGTGTTGAAACAAATTTTGTTGGCGACTTTATGACCAACTTCACTTTCGAGCCATTTATGGCCGGTCGTGATATTAAAATTTATATGGCTGGTTTAAGACCATCAACAAGACATTATTTCTTCTTTGACGGTGTAAATGTAGACGCTCATATTATTCCTGGAACTCCAGATAATACAGTTGAAGCAGTACAGAGATACGGTGTGAAGGGCGCAAGTGTCTCAACAGATGCCAATGGTGTTTTAAGAGCAGTATTTGCATTACCGAGAGAAACATTCTATGTAGGTGACAGAGTATTACAAGTTGCTGACGTAGATACTATTGGAAATATTGACTCTGCTGGAACATCAAAAGGATTCCTTACATACCGCGCATATAACTTTAGTGTTGAAAAAACAAGTTTAACAACTTCTACAAGACAGCCAAATATGGATGTCAATACAACTGTTACCACAAGAAATGTCGCGAGACGAAGACGTGGTCGTGATCCACTTGCTCAAACATTCTTTATTAAAAAAGGTATGGGTGCTGGATCCAATTCAGTTTATCTATCTGAAATAGATGTATTCTTTAAACGTGTCAGTACTGTAAACGGAGTATCGTTACAAATACGTGAAGTTGTAAATGGTTATCCTGATGTCGCAATTTTACCATTCAGTGTAGTACATAAAATTCCTTCACAATTAACCTCAGCTGTAAGTGATGATGCTTCAGTGGCAACAACATTTGCATTTGAAACTCCTGTCAGACTTGATGTTGAAAAGGAATATGCAATTGTATTACAACCAGATGCTTCTGATCCTAATTACCTTGTATACACATCTAAGGTTGGTGGGACTGATTTAACTCCAGGTGATACTCAAGGTTCTGCTATTGTACAAGACTGGGGTGATGGTGTTCTATTTACTTCGACAAACAATTCTGCTTGGAAATCTTATCAAGATGAAGATGTTAAATTTACAATCAGAAGACAAAACTTTGTAGGACCAACTGGTGTTGTCACAATGACAAATGCTGACCATGAATTCCTTACAGTTGAAAATTTAAATGGCAGATTTACTCAAGGTGAATTAATATACCAAGAAAAGGCTATTCAAGGTTCAACTGGTGCTAATGTAGCTATTGTATCTGGAAGTACTACAGTTACTGGGACCTCGTTGGATGATACATATGCAACTGGTGATTATATTAAGATCTCTCAAAATTCACCCGGTGTGTTGTATGATATTTTCAAAGTTACCAATGTTGTAAATGCTAATCAGATAACAGTAAATAAACCTTCATCATTTACTGCTAGTTCTGCTCCCGGTATTCCGGTTGTGGCTGGCCATTTATCATATTATAATATTAATAATCCATACGAAATGCAACTAGAAAATAGTACAGCTACTTCGACAAGAGGGTTTGCAGCTGCTGGAACGATTAAAGGTTTTGACAGTGCAAGAACTGCAACAGTTACAAGTGTAGATAATATTAATTTAAGTTATATACAACCTATGATAATGAAGACAACTGATTCATCATCAAAAACAAGTTTAACTGGAACATTTGTACCACCAGGCGCAATTAATACTACATACGACTTACCAATGAAATTTAATGATAATAATCATTTCAGTAAAGATGGTGTGGTTGTTTATAGTAAATCGAACGACCCTGCTGGCGCAAAGGCATTTGATATTAAGGTGAACTTGGATAATGGAAGTAATATTACATCAACACCATTTGTTGATATCGAGGCTTCCTCACTAATAGCCTACAGATATAATCTTACAAATACTGCAGCGACAACCTCTAAATATATTAGTAAAACAATAGAATTGGCAGCAGACCTTGACGCAGAGGATTTGGAATTAATTCTAACTGGTTACAGACCAACTGGTACTGATTTTAAAGTTTATATTAAAGCTCAACATGCGTTTGATTCAACTCCATTCGATGCTCTTGATTGGACTGAATTGGAATTATTTGAAGGTGTTGGCTTATTCAGTTCAACAACAAATATTAAAGATTATAGAGAATTTAAATACAAGATACCTGCCGCAAATAAAGTAGGAAGTGTGGCCAGTGGTGCATTCACATATACAAGTGATGCTGGTGTATTTGACCATTACAGAAGGTTTGCTATTAGAATAGATCTTCTTTCACCGAATATTCATAACGCTCCGACTTTACGTGATTATCGCGGCATTGCACTAACATAAGGATAATATTATGGCTTTTCAAAAAGATGAAAAAACACAGGCAGTACTGAACACAGATGTGGCCGCTTTGAATAAATATAAGATTGAAAGGACATATTATCGTAAAGTAGATAATCTGACAAATGATATTCTCGAAATCAAAAGAAGCTTAATTACTATCTGGGAAAGGATAGAGGAATTGGAAAATAAGTAATGGCTAAACCATCGTTAGGAAATATAACAACTACTCAGACATTCCAGAATTGGTTTGATAAGACAAATGAAGTAGTTGACTTAATTAAGAGTGATGTATTAACAGCATCTGCCGGTGCAGGGGATACGACTTCTGGTAATGCTACCTTAGCAGGAACTTTGACAACCACGAATTCAACTATTAATACATTATTGAGAACGAATGATATTGCTGCAAGAACTACTTCGGCAATTAATTTTCAAAATCCAATAACAGTTACTAGTTCGGTTGCAGCTGCAGCAACATTCAGCTTCGGTTCTGGTGGTAGAGTTAATTTTACAGACGGGTCTACTACCTGGGAAGCAGGTATGGAAGACTCCAACCCTGCGAACTTTATTATCGACACAGGTACTGGCCAATCTAAATTAGCACTTTCAACAGCTGGCCTATTAACAGTTCCAACAGCTACTGTTACAGGTTTACTTACTGTCGGTTCAATATCCATCGGTGGTGGTGGTGTAGGTTTCAATACCGACCAGATTACTGAAGGTACGACCAATCTTTATTATACAGACGCAAGAGCTAGAGCAGCAATTAGGGCTCAAGATCTTCCAAGTGATATAGACGCTGATAAGGTTGATGGCTTACATGCAGCTTCATTTATTAGATCTGATGCCGCCGATATCGCTTCAGGTAATTTAACTTTTAGTGGTACATTAGACATTACAAATGGTGCAACGTCAGCACTTAATGTCTCAAATGGTGCAACATTTGGTAATACTGTGGTTGTTGGTGGTGCTGTCACTATTAATAATGGCACATTACAAATAAATAATTCGGCCAATGAAGGCGTACTTCAATGTAACACCAACGGCAATCTGATAGTAGCTGGTGACGTTACAAGTGCTGGTACTATATCAGATGAAAGATTAAAAGAAAATGTAGTTAGGTTAAATAACTCATTGGAAAAAGTTACACAAATTAATGGTTATAACTTTAATTTTAAAGATAACCCAGATGAAACAATGCTAGGGGTAATCGCACAAGAGATTGAAAAGGTGCTACCTGAGGTTGTTTATGAATTTGAGAAAGAAGATACAACATATAAAGCAGTTCGTTATGCAAATATTGTCCCTCTATTAATTGAGGCAATAAAAGACTTGAAGGATAAAGTAGATGATTTAGAAGGTCGTATTAATAGCGACAATAATAGTTAATTGGTCTAATAAGTAATAAGGGATAAAGGAAAGCTAAATGGCAAAAATTTCAGAACTAGGTGCAATTTCAGGTGCTAATACCAGGTCGGAAGACCTGTTCGTTATCGTTAACCTTGTTCAGGGCGACGACGGCACTAAGAATATTACAAGAAAAGAACTTGTACAGGCAATCCAGTATGAGGAATTTGACCGTATAAACATTACTGGAGGTAAGATCTCTGGTGTTGTAATGCGTGACTCGCGTTTAGACAATGTAGTAATTGACAATTCAGACATCGAAGATACAACCTTTGTAAGAGGTAGTATTGATGCAACTGTCATTACAAATTCCACAGCCAATAATATTAGTATTACTTACTCCGACTTTATTGATGGTGCGATCTATAATGGTACTGCAAATAATGTAACTATTAATCAATCACAATTCTATGCTGGTGTTGTTAATAATACAATCATCACAAGTTCCGAATTTAATGTTGGAACAATAGCAGACTCTACTGGTAATAATGTTGTACTTACAAGTTCAGAACTGAATGACAGTACAGCGAACAATATTGTCATTGAAAACTCAGAGTTCAATAACGGTACAGCCAATACTGTTATTATGATTAACTCACAGTTTAATGATGGTACAGTAAATAATTCAGTAATTGTAAATTCAACAATTCAAGATTCTACCGGTAATAATGTTGTACTTACAAGTTCACAACTCAATGATTCTACTGGTAACAATAGTGTATTCTCAAGTTCAGAGTTTAATCAAGGCACAATTAATGCTTCTGCCTTCCTAGATGGCACAGTTAATAATACAATTATCACAAGTTCCGAGTTCAATAATGGTACTGGTAATAATAACGTATTTACAAATTCCGAATTCAATGATGGTACTGGTAATAATGTAATACTTACAAATTCAACCATTGATGATTCAACATTTACAGATGGCACAATATCCAATACTGCTTTCCAAGGCACAATGGAAAATGTTGTAGCTACTGACATGACAATTAGAAGTTCATCTGCTGATGGACTCTCCTCAAATAATTCAAGCTTTGACAATGGTACAATGGCAGGGTCTGTATTCTCTGGTGGTACAATTGATAAATCTAAACTTGTCGACTTCGACATGGAACTCAATAAAGAGTTTGAACCACCACTTAATGAAGAAAGTTACTTCGCAATTCGTAACGAAAAAACTGGTGCTACCGAACAGATTAACTTTGCACAATTATTTGATGAAGTTTCTAAGAAGACAGCCCAAGCACTTAAAGTTAATGTAGACGCTGGATCTGGTGATGATGCAAATCCAGGTACAATGATGCAACCAGTAAGAACACTGGAAAGAGCATTTGAACTTTGTTTAGAAAAGGCAGGTGGTGACTTAAATCGTAACGCTGTTAATAACGCGGTTCATATTTCTGTTGGTCCTGGAACATATTACACAAAAGGTAACCTTATGTTACCGGATGACTGTTCTTGTACTTCTACTGCTGGTCAGTATGCAACAGTTATTGAATTGCTTCCTGGATACGAAAACAATAATGGAATCTTAGTTGGTTCTGGTGGTTATGTTCAGGGCTTTGGTTATCAGAACTTTGAAGTTGATAACTTTGATTTCCCAGAAGGTGGATTCGCGATTGCTTATCGACCTGGTGCTAAATTACTACGTTCTCCATATTTAAGAGATAGTACTCAGTTATCTAACTTCCGAAGACAGGATGTTGAACCACCTTTGAATCCTTATAATTCAAAAGGAACACTTGCTGACTTAGGTCGCCAATTCTATGTTGACCCATCTTATACTGGCACATTTGCTGTTGATGATGAAGTTACATTTAGTTCTGGTGCTGTAGGTTTTATTACCTATGTTGATACCCTTGCAACTAACAACGAAATATATGTAAGAAACCTTAAGAACGGTCAAGGATTTAAGGCTGGTAATACAATGACAGCCGAGTCCGGTGGTGTTGCTACAATTACATCTATCGGCATTGACGATTTCCCAAATAGATTGGTTGGTCGAGGCGGTGGTTGTGTACTTGCAGACAGAAGAGTACTAGATACAGACTCACTATATACCTACGTATTATGTTTTGGTTTCACACCTCGTACTCAAAACGGTTTGGGTTATGTTGCTAGAGATGGTGCTGGTATTAACGGTATTGGTTCTCTATCAATTTTTGTAAGATGTGCATTCTACGCCTTAAATGGTGGTCAGATGACATTGAACAACTCAGGTACTCAGTTCGGCGATATTTCAATGAGGGCGAAAGGTTCTACAGTCTTTATGCAACCTAGGAATACTACTGCTACCATTATCGGTAACACGGCATTCGCTGATACAATTGATACTAATGCTGATGATATTATTGATGATATGGTTGACTTCCTATCTGCAAATACTGCACAAGGTGGTTTAGACTACACATTATATGATTCAGTTAAATGTGAACGTGATAGTGGTATCATTTTGGATGGTGTTGCTTATGACATTGCGTTAGACACTAACTACTGGTCCAGACTTGCTGGTATTTCATATCGCTCTCCAATAAGTTCTAAAGTTATCGGTGAACAGCTTGATGCAACAATAGGTGCAAACGAATATCTCCAAGGTAGAGTTGAAGCTCTATTTGGTGACTCTAATCCTGATATTGTTGAACGTGCAAATACTTCATTCCAAGAACTTTATAACGTTGTAGAGTATGGCGAAGAAAACATTAATCCTGTTATCTGGAGAGACACAGAGAATCAAAACTATACTAATGCTAGAGAGTTATTACAAGACAATAAAGAATTAATCCAAGATGAACTTATAGATTGGATTGAAAACAATGGCGAATTTTATGCTTATAATAGTAAAGCATGCCGAAGAGATGTACAAGATTATATCCTCCCCGCTGTTGAAAATGACATGTTACTTGATACAAACTATAATACAGTTACTGCAGGTCGTGCTTATTACATGGCGACTGCTAAAACAGTTATGGAAAATCAGAACAATGAAACTGTTGCTGCATATAAAAGATTAAAAGACCAAACCAATGAACTTGTCGATGGTGATTCATATCTTGCCTCACAGAGACTTGATGTAGGGTTTGATGAGATCTTATCTATCCTTGAAAATAAAGGAACACAATTTACTCCTCCAGCTGCTACCTATGATCCGTCAACCGGTTTATCAGTTATCACACTAGGCACAAGTACAAAGTTAACACCAAGTACCGCTACTTATGACCCTGCTACAGGAATAATGGTAGCAACTATTGGAGTTCATGAATTAACAACAGATGATCATATTTGGTTTAAACCAGAAGGTATGACATTTAGTTGTGATACAGGTTCGGGCGTTACTAACCATGCTGTACCTGAAGCTCATCACCCATATTATAATAAACCTTGCCCAATTATTGCTGTAACCAATACAACAATTACAATGAACGTGGGTGTCGGTGGCACAACTGGTCAACAGGTTCATACCTTTGTCTCAGCTGTTAAAAACGCACTTGCCTCGGGCCATGGTTTAGGAATTGGTAGAAAAGTATTACTGAGAACTGGTGGTCTTATATTTACATGTGACAGAGATAATAATGTCGCAAAAACTGGATACCCAAGAGCTTCTGACCCAGCTGCTGGTACTCCAATAGATGTAATCGGTGCAAATGAAACTAAGATTACAATTAATGTTGGTAAATCTGCAATTATAGATGACCATACATTTGTCGAGGCATTACCAAATTCAGTTTCGGTATTAGGTTCAGCACTAAGATTTAGTGATGATGTTGGTATTGGTGCTAATAATATTAATGCTAGAAAACAGTTACAAGCTAATAAAGAGTTTATCCAAGAACATATGCTTGGTTACATTGACTATAACTTCTTCAGATATGATTCTGATAAGTGTCGTAGAGATGTAAGTAAATATATTCTTCCTGCAGTCGAAAGAGATATATTGACAGGAACAAACTATAATGCAATTCAAACAGGTCTTGCTTATAGAAGTGGAACAACTCTAGCTGATAATGTAATTAACGAACAGTTGGTAGAAACTTCTGGCGCAATTACAGAATTAAGATCAAGAGTTAATCTTAACAATACAGAATCTGGATTTACAGTAACAGATGCTACTTATGACCCTGCGACAGGACGATTTGAAGCAACGATTGGTGCCCATACAATGGCAACAGGGGATTATGTACTATTCGCAGATGAAGGTATTACATTCAGTTGTGATATGGGGGCTGGACAAGTAAATCATACTTCACCTCAATCTCACCACCCTTATTATAGAACACCTTGTCCAATTACTAGTGTAACAGCTACGACTATTGTGATGAATGTTGGTGATGGCGGAACTGGACAATATCCACATACTTTTGTATCGGCTCTTGCTAACGCAATCACTCCTGCTAAAGGTGTAGGTTTAAGCTATACTCCAACTACTGCTTCTTATGATCCAGTTACTGGTAAGTTTACAGCTGTGATTGGACCACATAGTCTTAAGCCAGGTGACATGTTGAAATTCGCTACCGGTGGTGTTACATTTAGTTGTGATACAGGAAGTGGTCCACAGAATGACTCTGTACCTGCTCTTGGTCACCCATACTATAATCACCCATGCCCTATTGAGTCTGTAACAAGAACCTCAGTTTCAATGTTTGTTGGAACCGGTGGAACTAATGTTCATACATTTGTATCTGCCTTAACTGATGCTCTAACTCACATGATAAGTATTGACGATAATGCTTCTGGATTCAGAAGTAATGAATCATTCGATGAAATACTTACAATCATGAATGACAGAAATAAGTTATACTCAACAACAAATGCTACTTATGATCCAGTCGGTGGTATGACAGAAATGACAATCGGCTCACATGATTTCCAAGTTGGAGATCAGATACTAATCGCACCTGATAGTTTAACATTTACTTGTGCGACCGATAGCAACGTAACTGAACATACATACCCAACCACAACAATAAGTACTTTCTCTCCGACTAACGCGACTTATGTACCCTCTACTGGTGTGTTTACAGCAACAATCGGAACTCATAAATTACAAATTGGTGATTTAGTAGAAATCGCTCCATACTCATTTACATTTACTTGTGAAATGGACGACAATGCTACAAATCATCTAGCGCCTGAACCACATCACCCATTCTATAAAAAGAAGATTGCTATAACCGCTATAACCGGTAATACAATTACAATGAATGTTGGGTCTGTTATAAATGGTGGCGGAGTACATACCTTTGTATCTGCATTACCTAACAGTATTGAGGGCGAAAGACAACACCCTGCTTACAAGAAACCAGTTACGGTTGCTGCAAAAACAGGAACAACAATTTCTGTTAATGTAGGACCTTCAACTGATGTTTCTGTTCATACATATGTAAGTTCAACAGCTGATAATATTAAACCAGCTCAATATACATCTGCATACACACCAACAACTGCTACATATAATGCTAGTACTGGTGTCTTTGTTGCAACAATTGGTTCTGGTCATAATCTTGTTTCTGGTGATTATGTAATGATCAAACCTGGAAGTGTTGTATTTACTTGTGCAATGGATGGAAATGTATACGAACATGCTGTACCACAAGGACATCACCCATTCTATAAAGTACCAGTTGTAATTAGTAGTGTTACTACTGACACGATTACAATGAATGTTGGTGCAGGACCTGGCGGAACTCATGTCTTTGTAAGTGCTGAGGTTGGAGCTATAGATTCAGACGCTATTGTTTGGTCGGATCCGGCTTCATATGTAAGTCACTTTACTCCAACAACTGCTACATTTGTACCGGCAACTGGCGACAGTGTTATTACTTTACCAACAGGACACGGTTTAACAACAAGTGATTATATTGAGTTCGCTCCATATTCATTCACATTTACCTGTGCTCAGGATGGTGACGCGACAGAACATTCATATCCAAGAAAAGGTGACCTAAACTATAGAGTACCAATGGCAATTACTGCTGTAAATGGTAACGATGTAACGGTTAACCTAGGTGCTTCAACTGGTGGACTCCACACATTTGTAAGTGTTGAAAAGGATGCTGTTTCTAAAGTTACTTATAACTCTCAAGGTCAATACGCAAGAGAACAATTACAAATTAATAAAACATTCCTAGAAGAGGAAGTTACATCTTACCTAGACAGTCAATACTTTGTATTTGATGGTGATAAGTGTAGCAGAGACACTGGCTTTATATTAGATGCAGTACGCAGAGATGTTGCAACTGGTTCTAATTATAATTCAGTCTTCATGGGTCTAGGATATCGCATTGGAACTAAAGGTTCAAATGAAGTTGTCACAAACCAATTAACAGAAACTGTAGGTGCAATTAACTATATTAAATCTCGTGTTGCTGCTGAGGCGAGTGTTACAGGAACTGCACTAACTCGTGCAAATGCTGCGTTTGATGAAATCGTTGACATTATGTCAAATGGTCGTGCAAATGCTGATGCTCTTGTTTACGGAACAGACGCAAGTGTAAGTGTTAATCATACTATAGGCTCAAACGCTCTAATTAATAATAGGGCATTTATTGTTGCTGAGGTTACAGCTTATATTGCCGAAACATTCCCAGCAATAACATATAATGTTGCAAGTTGTGAAAGAGATACAGGATATCTTATAGATGCAATTGTTTGGGATTTAAGATTCGGTTCAAATACTGCTGCAATTAACTTTGCAAGACTATACTTTGAGAATGCAATTTCTACATTGCCAGAGGACCAAAAACTTCCAACAGCTAAGACTTGGGAACATATTGCAAATGTTGCATATGATATCGTAAGAGATATAGCTGTTACTCCTACAACAGGCAATGGCGCGTCACAAGATGTGTCATTAACAGATGCTGGTGTTGAAGTTGGTGAGGCTGCAAGGGCAGGTATTAATGTTACAACTCAAATTATCAGAGACAATAACTTAAAATCACTTCCTACAATTAATGAAGGTTCTGTTGAAGCTGCAATGGCTGGAGCTGTCACTACTATTGACGGTATCGCTGAAGGTTTACAATCAGGTGTCATTGACTTCCTTAGAGAGGAATATAATGGGCTTGCATATGCTAAAAATGTATGTAAACGTGATGTTGGAATCTTGGTTGATGCTGTGTCTCGTGACATTGAATATGGTGGAAATGAAAATACAATCGAAGCATTACAATACTACTTTAAGAGATTCAATAATCAATCTGCCGATTACGAACAACAACGTTCGACTAACGTATTACCACTTGAGGTAAAAGGTCAGTTCAGAACATTATCTAATTACGAAGATACTGCTAACGTTTCTGGTTTAAGAGAAGCAGTTAATGTTCTTCCTTACGAACAACGTGAATCAACAAAACTTGCATTTGCTCATTTGGCTGATGTCGCTGAAAAGGTTGTTAAAGAAGTTAATCATACAACTACCTTTGCTAAATTCACTCCAACAGATGCTACTTATGACCCAGCAACGGGTGTGTTTACAGCAACGATTGGAGCTCACAACCTTGTAAAAGGTGATAGTGTTTGGTTAAAACCTGAAGGCTTTGTATTTAGTTGTGATATGGGTGTCGGTTCTTCGAACCATACTTCACCTCAAGCTCATCATCCGTTCTATAATAAAGCGATAACAATTACTGATACATCAACTACTGTTATTACAATGAATGTTGGTGGCGGTGGTTCAGGTCAATTCCCACACACATTTGTTTCTGCTGATGCTTTATCAATTAGTGAAGGACCATATCAAAATGTTGATGGTACTGCTGCTGATACAACTACTGGTACTGCTGTTCATGATTTATTAAATCTTGTCTCCAGTCTGGTTGATGATACTAATATCGAAACTGCTCAATTGCCAACATTGGTTAAAGCTTCATATGATTCAAATAGAACTCTTGCTAGAAAACAGCTACAAAGAAATAGAGATTTCATCATTGAAGAAGTTCAAGGCTATATTAAAGACAGATATTACACATTCGATGGTGATAAGTGTAAGGCTGACCTAGGATTTATTCTTGATGCAGTTAAGGCTGATGTGTTAACAGGTTCTAATTATAACTCCATTTATGCTGGCCTTGCTTACAACATCGGAACTACTAATACAACTAGAGTATTGACCGAACAGTTAACAGAAACAGTTTCTGGTATTAATTATGCTAAGAAACTTTGTATTGAAGCTGTGACAGACGGTGCTGCTAAATTAAGGGTAGAACAAAGCTTTAATGAAATTATAGACATTATGACTAATGGTAGAACAGCTGCTGATGTAATCAATTACACTTCAACTGCTTCTAATAGTACTAGGATTAATGCTAGATCTCAATTACAAAATAACAAGTCATTCCTAACAGCTGAAATAACAGCTTGGCTTGCAGTTAACCGACCATCACTTAGTTACGATGTCGCGAAATGTGAAAGAGACACAGGGTACTTAATTGACGCAATAACATTTGATGCTCAACATCAGGGTAACTTTGCTACTATAAACTTTGCTAAATTGTATTTTGAAAATGCAATATTAGTTGGACTACCCGAAAGTCAAATTGAACCAACAACAGC